AATCATGAAGATGCTCGATAGGACAGGATTGCTTCATGGCTACAGCTTCAACAGCTGGAGCGACATGATTAGATATGATGAAGCATTTATAGAGGAGTGGCTTGAAAGTCCACAGACCTCTTTGTACTATTCATTGCAAGTTATGGGTGATGTTCAAGATAAGTCTGACGCTTATGCAGCACTTGGAGACACTGACATACAGGATTATTTGGATGGTATTCTTGATAACAAAATCGAATGTGACTGCCAACAATGAACCCTTATACAAAATTATTAGAAAGAAAAAGAACATGGACTCCCGTAAAACCCACCAAAGGGGAGGTAAGATCTGGTGCTGAAGAAACCATCAAGCGTGCTCTCGCAATACGTCATATGGAGCTACCAGTTGGAGAATTTATTACACAAGGCTTGGAGAAAGAAGTCCCGCAAGCAGCGAGGACACTTCTTGAGTCAAACGTTAAAGATGAGATTAAGCATGATCTCGCTCTGGGCTTCATTGTTGAATCCCATGGGGCTGATCCCATTGCTGAAATGGAGGCGATACGATTAAGAGATGCTTGGATACAACACCCTGACCACACTATCGCAAAAGCCCTTGTGGCCGAGCGAGCTATATTCTTTGTTTTATTGCCTATGTTTCGTTTTCTTGGTGATGCAGCTCTTAGAACAGTATCAGCTGATATTTCCAGAGACGAACAGATTCACGTGGCGACTAATAGCTTGGTTTGTGCCGAGCTTGGTCTTCGTCCTAGCTCTAGCTTGGACAAGCTTCGGAAGGCAACTATATCTTGGGTACTACAACCCCTAAAAACTTCACCGGACAAACATTTAGACAAATCATTCTGGCTGGATGCGAGCGACCGGCTGATGTATGAAGGCAAAGCACCACAGTTTGCCGACACAAAAGCAGCTCGCATGCCAGCGTTCTTTGAACATGCAAACACCAACCTCCCTCAATACGCTTAGTTTCCATTCTGAGAAACTCGAGAAACTTGTTGAGGATTTGGAATCCAAGTTCGCTTGGTATCCTGTCCACCCCAAGGAGGATATAGCCTCCATCATGTATCGCTCCGGACAATGGGAAGTGGTACAATATATAAAATCAATTTTAAATGAATAATGTGTTTTTTTAGATCAAGCCCACCGGCACCTGTATCAACACCAGCACCTATACAACCTAGACAGCCTGACTTAATATCAGCTTCTAGACTTCCAAGAAAAAAGGAGTTGTTAGATCCTGATGATATTGCAGATGTAGAGTATGGAGCACAAGAGGGTGCTAAGAAAGGCACCATGGACGACACTAGAGGAGCAGCCAAGAGAGTTGGTACAGATGCTCTCAAGATTAATCTCAACACCGGTAATGAAGGTGGTGGAACTGGAGGATTAAATGTATAAGGCAAGGGAAAGATACTCAATGCTATCGTCGGGCAGAACACAGTTTCTGGACATGGCAGTTGAGTGCTCTGAACTTACCTTACCATATCTTGTCACTAGAGATGACAGCTCTACAGGCAAGCGACAGCTATTGCAACCCTATCAATCAGTTGGAGCCAAAGCAGTGGTAACACTTGCAGCAAAACTAATGCTAGCAATACTACCACCACAGACAGCTTTCTTCAAACTGCAAGTTAGGGATGACAAGCTAGGCGAAACGCTTGACCCTATGATGCGTAGTGAGCTAGACCTATCATTCTCAAAGATAGAGAGATTGATTATGGATTACATAGCTGCATCAAGCGATCGAGTTGTAGTTCACCAAGCCTTGAAACACCTTATCGTATCTGGCAATGCCCTTATATTTATGGCTAAAGATGGATTGAAACACTATCCTCTCAATAGATACGTTGTAGAAAGAGATGGCAACGGTAACGTTATAGAGATCGTTACAAAAGAATTAGTTAGTAGAAAAGTATTGGGTATATCACCCCCACCTACTGACAGCCCGAATGGGGAATATGGTGATACAGAAGACGACGCTGAGGTATACACCTGTGTTAAGATGGATGAAAGCAGCGGTAACTGGAAGTGGCATCAAGAAGTGGACGACATGATCCTCGATGGTAGCCAGAGCACAGCACCGAAGAAAGCTTCACCATGGTTAGTGCTTCGATTCAATACAGTAGACGGAGAGGACTACGGACGTGGTAGAGTAGAAGAGTTCATTGGGGATCTAAGGAGTCTCGATGGATTATCTCAGGCTCTAGTAGAGGGAGCAAGTGTTGCAAGTAAAGTTATCTTTCTTGTCTCACCATCAGCTACAACCAAGCCCGGAACACTGGCCAAAGCTGGTAACGGAGCTATCATACAGGGTAGACCAGAAGACGTAGGAGTCGTGCAAGTCGGTAAGACAGCAGATTTTGCTACAGCTGCACAACTAGCAGCAACAATAGAAAAAAGAATACTTGAAGCTTTCTTGGTTATGAATATCAGGAACGCAGAAAGAGTTACAGCTGAAGAGGTACGCCTTACACAGCTAGAGCTAGAACAATCGCTTGGCGGTCTGTTCAGCTTGTTAACGGTAGAGTTCTTAGTACCCTACCTTAATAGAACTCTGTTGATATTACAGAGAACAAACCAGATACCAAGACTACCAAAAGATGTCGTAAGACCAAAGATAGTCGCCGGTATTAACAGTCTAGGTAGAGGTCAAGATAACGAAGCCTTGACTAGATTTATACAGACAGTTGCTGCGGTTCTCGGGCCAGAAGCGTTGATGAAATACATAGATCCAAGCGAAGCTATCAAGAGATTAGCAGCTGCACAGGGTATAGATGTTCTCAACTTAGTACGCACAGCAGAGCAGCTAGCACAGCAGAAAGAAGTTCAACAGGCTGATATGGCTAACAAGTCACTCGTCGATCAAGCTGGGCAACTTGCTGGTACACCTCTCATGGATCCACAAAAGAACCCAGAGCTAGCCGATCAAGCATCAGCAGTCTTGATGAACCTACAACAACCACCACAATAATATGGCAGAAACATTATCATACCAAGAACCTCAGAATGTAACTACCGTAGACAATCTAACGCCAGAAGAGCAAGACTCTCTGGCTGTTGGCGAGTCTATATCTCAACAGGAGGAGCAACTATATGCTGGTAAGTATAAGAACGCTCAAGAGTTAGAAAAAGCTTATGTAGAGTTACAAGCTAAACTTGGTGAAAAGACAGAGGAAAAGACAGAGACAGCTAGTGCAGATGAGCAGCCCGAGGATACACCTAAGATGTCCGAGGGTGCTACGCTCATCACTGATGCTAGCAAGGAGTACTATGATAACGGTAACAAGTTATCACCTGAGACTATGGCTAAGTTCTCTTCTATGTCAAGCCAAGATTTACTCAAGGCTTACATGGAGGTATCACAAAACCCTGAGTTTCAAGCACAGCAAGGTCAGCCATCTGACATATCTCAATCAGACATTAATCAGATTAAGAACTCAGCAGGCGGCGATCAAGCATATGCTAACATAATAAATTGGGCTAAGTCTAACTTACCACAAGAAAAGATTACTGCATTTGATGAAGTTGTAAACACAGGCAGTATACAAGCTATACAGCTAGCAGTATCTGGACTTAAATCAGAATACGACAATGCAAATGGAGTAGAAGGTAGAATGGTAACAGGAAAGACAGCCCCAAACAACAGCGGTGACGTTTTCCGCAGTCAGCAAGAGCTAGTCGCAGCGATGAATGATCCTCGTTACGACAGAGATCCAGCTTACAGACAAGACGTAATACAAAAACTAGACAGATCAGACTTGGAGTTTTAACTATGCCCGGACATTACGGTGGCGGCAAAATGCCAGCTAAAAAGAAAAAGATGACAGCAGCAGAAAAGAAAAAGATGCTAGCTAAACTCAAGAAAAAGAAAAAGTAATGGCTAAGAAACCAAAAAAGCCGACCTCTGACCCACGATCACCTTATGACGTGTTCAAGCCAGAGAAAAAGGAGTACTATAGACAGCTCCCAATACCGGGGCTGATCTATCCTTTAGCAAAGAACAACAAGAAGAAGAGAGATGTCTTCAAAGAAAACAACAACTACCCAGTATAACTATGACACACCACAACCACGAAAATCAGAAATGGCATCCAGCAGAGGAGCTTAACGGAAGACTAGCTATGATAGGCATAGTCGCAGCTTTACTCAACTACGCTTGGACAGGGCAAATCATACCCGGTATTTGGTAATGCCTAAGCCAGCTGGTAAGAAGAAGTATTCTGCTGCCCAAATGAGGATAGCAAGAGTAGCACCACCCCGAGATAAGATCACAGGAGCTGACTTCAAGAAACTTAGAAATGGCAAAAAGAAAACGAAAGGGAGTAAGCCTGTCTCTCGGAAGAGGTGAAAAGAGTCGCAAAGGCGGCCTGACAGCTAAAGGTAGAGCCAAGTACAATCGTGCCACTGGCTCTAATCTCAAAGCTCCACAGCCCGGAGGAGGGGCTAGAAAGAGGTCATTTTGTGCTCGCATGTCTGGCATGAAAGGCCCACTCAAAAAACCAAACGGCAAGCCTACACGAAAGGCACTTGCCTTACGCAGATGGAAATGCTAATGGCTAGAACTTATAGAATGAAAGACAATGATCCTGACGATACTGAGTTCAGAGATCGTATGGGCAATAAAACTGCTATGGATATCAGCCCAAGAAACCTAAAGAACCTCATCAAAAGATTAAAGATGGATGACTTTACTGGTGGATCTAAGCTTGATGATATAATTAAGCAGCAGCGAAAGCAAAAGAAAAACATGAAAGGTAAAGCATAATGGCACATAAAAAAGGTAAAAAGTGTGGCTGTAGCCATGGAGGTAAGAAACGCTAATGGGTAAATTATGTCCACGTGGCAAGGCAGCTGCTAAAAGAAAGTTCAAGGTCTACCCCTCTGCATACGCAAACGCATACGCTGTTAAGGTATGTAAGGGTCAGGTCAAATCAGGTGGTGTAAAGAGAACAGCACCCGGCTACACTAAAAAGAAAAGAAGATGAGCTTACGTAGATGGTTCCAAGAGAAATGGGTTGACACCAAAACTGGTAAGCCCTGTGGCAGACAGAAAGGTGAGAAGCGTAAAGGCTACCCAGCTTGCAGACCATCTAAACGTGTGTCATCCAAAACACCTAAGACTACAGGTGAAATGTCGAAAGGCGAGAAGGCCAAGTTCAACAGAACTAAGACAAGTAGTCGACGTATAAACTACAACCACAAACGACGCAAGAAGTAACTTGCCGTCCGTTCATCCCGCAAGGGACGCATGACACCCAAGCATGGAACGGGGCTTGGATATATGAGAGATACAATGACTGTAACTTACGTATATCGTGGCATTAAGTACACAAGAGTAATCGGTAAGTAAGGCCGTACAGGGAGGTTCAAGTCCTCCCATCTCTATTGGATAGAGCCTGCTAAGGCAGATACCTCAATCCGTCTAGACGGTGGGATAGACCACAAAAATGGCCAAAAAATTTTCAGATCTGAAGAACGTTAACCAATATCATTCTTATTAGAAATGGCATACCCCGGATCTTTCGATCATCAATCTAACGTTAACCCTACACAACTCACAAGACAGGGTGCGTTAAACGGCGGTTCCGATCCTAGAGCCCTTTATCTTAAACTCTTCTCAGGAGAGATGTTTAAAGGCTTCCAGAGAAATACAATCGCTAGAGACTTAGTGCAGAAGAGAACACTTACATCAGGTAAGTCTATGCAGTTCATCTACACTGGTCGCACAACAGCTGAGTACCATGTACCCGGCCAGAGCATTTTAGGTAACGACCAAAAGGCTCCTCCAGTAGCTGAGAAGACAATCACAATAGATGACCTTCTTATCTCCAGTGCTTTCGTTTACGAGCTAGACGAGACACTTGCACACTACGATTTACGTGGTGAAATTTCTGCTAAGATCGGCTACGCTCTTGCAGAGAAGTATGACAGACTCATCTTCAGAGCTATC